GAACCACTTTTACCACATGTGGACGTCCGCATTAAATGGACAAGATCCTTCGAGTGGGAAGGAATCATCAGACTGGAAAGCGTTTCAGTTTATGAGTGCGGACAACCCGCACCTTACGACGAACGAGATACAGAGTCTATATGACTCCACCTCGGAAGAAGCACAGCAGCAAGAGCTAGAAGCATCGTTTGAGTCTACTGGGGGTAAGGTATTCACGTATGAGCAGTTTCCCATCATCCCGTGCCCCTTCCAAGGAGAGTATGTCCTCGCTTGTGATCTTGCTGGATTCAGCGCAGCAGAGGGCAAGAACAAGCCAAAGGCTATACTGGACGACCACGCACTTGCGGTGGTCAAGGTACATGAGAAAGGCTTCCACGTCGAACGAGTGTTCCACGGTAAGTGGGACGTCAGAGAGACCGCTCTACGGATCGTGAAGGCTTACAGAGACTACAACGTAGTCAAGATGGGCATAGAGGTAGGGATGGCCAAGAACGCCGTACAGACCTTTGTGGAGGAGTATCAAGAGGCGCACAACACTTACTTTGAAGTGCATCCTCTTAAGCATATGAACAACCGTAAGGAAGATCGTATTAAATGGGCTCTGCAGGGTCGGGCGGATCAAGGTAAGATCACGCTAGAAGATGATCGCGAGCTTCCAGAAGAAGACAGATGGATTGGTAAATTCTTAGGGCAAGCAGTAGACTTTCCCAACCCATTAGCACATGACGACCTACTTGACGCCGTATCTTACGCAGTAGACCAACTTGCCGAACAAGGCATGGGATGGTCACTCAGTATGGTGGACAACTGGGAACCAATGGATGATATAGCAGGATACTAACGTATGGCTGGACCACAGATTAACGACACCACAAGTGTCAACACAGTCCCCGGGGAGAAGGTTAAATCACCCGGCCTGTCACTAGTAGGATGGATTATGAATGTTGTCGGCAACAGCCGACGAAGCCGTGATTCCCATTATAAGGCTAAGTGGGATGCCTATGAGCGTACGTTCCGAGGCATTCACCAAGCTGCTGACAAGACACGTGACGGAGAGAGAAGTAAGATTATCGCTCCTGCGCTGCTACAGGCAATTGATTCGACCGCCGCTACTATGGAGGATGCTATCTTCTCTAGGGAGCAATGGTTTGATGCACTGGATGATGTGAGTGATGAGGACAGTCAAGACATAGAGCAAGTACGCTTGTCCCTCACAGAGGACTTGGAGCTCGCTGGCGTACCTGACGCCATCTGTAAGATCATATTGAATGGCTGTCTATACGGCACTGGTATAGGCAAGATCAACGTAATACAGAAGATCATGCGTACCATAGTACCAACGCCGCAGGGCCCGGAGACTCAGGTCACCACTCGCCCGCTCGTGGTACTTGAACCCATTCCGCCGTGGGAGTTCATTATTGACTCTCAGGCACGTAGGATGGAAGATGCCTTATTTGTGGCACATGAGACGCATGTACCTCGTAATATCGTATCATCCAAGATTAAGAAGGGCACATACCGTAATGTCCCCATTAGTGGATTTACAGCTACTAAAGTACCTACTCCGAGTGGTAGGCAGTCTGTAGACCTCACATATGCAAATAACAAGGATGACGGCTCTGTGTGGGTTACGGAGTACTACGGCAAAGTACCTGTGTCTATGCTCCGTCCCTTTGCTAAAGTTAAGACAGAGGATATAGAGGGCGGCAACATGGTGGAGTGCATAGTCACTATCGCCAACGAGAATCAGATTCTACGTGCTATTGTCAATCCGTTCCTTATGAAGGATCGTCCTATCATAGCATATCAACACGACGTCGTGCCCGGCAAGTTCTGGGGACGGGGCGTTGCTGAGAAAGGCTGGAACGCGCAGCGTGCGCTCGACGCCGAACTAAGAGCCCGTATGGACGCCCTTGGACTCCTAACGAGTCCTATGATGGGCGCGGACATTACGCGTCTCCCGCGGAATCCAGACATGCGTGTCCGTCCGGGTAAGGTTTGGTTAACACGAGGCAGACCGTCAGAAGTACTGGAGCCAGTCATCTTAGGTAATATCGATCCTAGTACGTTCAACCAAAGCTCAGAGATGGAACGGTTAGTACAGGTGGCGACTGGATCGGTTGAATCTAATGCGCCTCTTAACACCGACCGGCGCAATGAAACGGCCTCTGGTATTGGAATGATACAGAGTTCTGCTCTGAAACGTATGAAGCGTACGATGTGGAACTTGGAACGTCAGTTCCTCAATCCACTGATTCGTAAGTCTACATGGCGTATGATGCAGTTTAACCCTCAGCGATACCCCAATGACTTCGAGTTCGTAGTCAAAGGTACCATGGGCATCGTGTCGCGTGAGTTCGAGCAGTCGAACCTCACGGCCCTGTTGTCTGTGATGCAGCCTGAGACTCCGCAATACAACGCTGTTATTAAAGGCGTCATCGAACTCTCTGGCTCTCCGAAGCGCTCGGAGCTCTTACAGGCACTGGAGCAGGCGAACCAGCCGGACCCGGAGCAGATCAAGATTCAGCAGCAGATGCAGCAGATGCAGATAGAAGCAGCTGAGCTAGCTAATGAGAAGGAGAGGCAAGAGGTTGCTAAACTCCAAGCAGAGATTGCTCTCATAGAAGCTAAGACTGAGCATGAGATTGTCAATAAGGACCTCGAAGACGAGAAGATCGATATACAAGCAGCTAATGCAGTTATTGGGCGCGAGAAGGCCAAGATGGGTCACCGCCAGAATGAGATAGCAGCAGAGCGTAATGAGATAGATAAGATCAAAGCTAAGAAGGAGTCAAATCGTGCCAAGAAGTAAAGCTGAAGTTACCCGTCGGATAGCCAAAGCACAAGCTGAGCTGTCTCGTTCTAAGGGACGTGGCGCTTTAGGGCTGACTAATAAAGATAAGATCAAATTGTCACAGGCATCACTTGAGAATACGATGCTTGCCAATCGACAGGAGGCCCAGAACACGGACTCCAACAACAAAGCGAGGAAGTAATGGCTAGCAATAATAAAGCGGCTAAAGCCCGCAATCAAAAGATTCAACAGGCTATAGCCAGAGCAGAGACTGGTCGCCCAGATAAAGGCACCGCCAACAGACGCAGGGCGCAGAACACGGACTCCAACAACAAACCAAGACGATAAGAGGAGTAAGGGGATGAGTAAGGAAACAGAGAAGTATAACGAAGCGATGATAACTCTCACTAGCTACCCGGAATGGGAGCTATTCGTTAAAGAGTTAGCTAATGAGATATATCAGACTCAGGCCAACGCGCTTGAGGACTCTAAGGACTGGGGAGACCTGTGCGAAAAGCGCGGGGTGTGCAAGGGCCTAGCTCGTGTACTCAACCTCAGAGACGATACTAAGTTTAACATGCAAGTGGAAGTAGACAATGCCGACCTATGACTATAGGTGTACCGCGCATGGACACTTCGAGTTGCATCAGGCTATGTCAAAGCATAAGTCTGCAGAGTGCCCTAACTGTGGCATACACTGCGACCAAGTGATGATACAGCCGCCCGGCCTTGACATCGAGGCTATGGCAAACGTTGGGATGCCCGGAGCGTTTTCGACTTCGGGAGACCGTCTCACCAAGCGTCATCGAGATGCAGGTCAATCCTATGTTCATCCAGAGCATAGATCATAAACTCTATACACCGTTCCTCGGGAGTAGAGTAAACCTAACACCATACACCCTGCGAAGGGAGTGGTAAGCACAGAGGAGTCATTGACATGGCTAAATACGAAGACTACCTACCCGGTGGTCCAAAGTACACCGGACCGGAAGAGGTATTAGAAGAAGAGATTGGAGAAGCAGAGGTCCAACAGGAGGAGCGAGTCTCTACACCTGTAGACGTCGACTGGGAGAAGCGCTACACAGACTTGGAAGTCGCATATAGCCGCCAAGGACAGCAAATGGGCGACTACAGAGCTCTAATCGATGAACATATCTCCACACCGGAAGCGGAAGCCGCAGGTCCGATTGAAGTAAATCCCATAACACCGGATGATATTTATGAGGACCCTGATGCAGCAGTTCGTAGAGCTGTTGACTCACATCCCGCGATCCAAGAAGCACGGGACCTGAAGAAGGAGCTGGCTGACCAGAGGCTACTCGTCGAGAGACAAGAGTTTCAGGGAAGACATCCCAAGATGCAGGAAACGATTACTTCGCCAGAGTTCGCAAACTGGGTTAACGAAGACCCCATGCGCCTAGAGCTTGCTCGACGTGCAGACGGTTGGGATATAGCCTCAGCGGATGCCTTGTTCGCACTATATGAAGGCAATACCGCGCAGCAAGTCGTACCACCAGTAGTAGAACTGGAATCCGGCTATGGCTCCGAAACTCCTGTAGCTGAGCAATACTCACGTAGTGAGATGTTCAACCAGAAGGTTCGCGCCAAGCAGGGAGACCACGCAGCTCAGGCGTACGTCAAGCAGCACGGTGCAGCATATCGCATAGCGCTTGGAGAAGGGAACGTCCGTGACTAACCTTTAATTTAACCACTACCACGCAAGGATAATACAATGGCAACTTTTGCAGCAACAAATGCCGTCGGTCGCGTATCCGCTGGTAACTTTGTCCCCGAACTATGGTCGGATGAAGTACTGGCAGCATACAAAGCGAACTTGGTGTTTCCGCAGCTGGTGACCACTTTGGACTTCCACGGAGAGAAAGGTGATACTATTCACATTCCTCGTCCGTCTAGGGGTTCGGTCTCAGCTAAGGCAACCGCCACGTCGGTTACATTGATCGCAGAGTCAAACGGTGTGTTTGACCTCACGATCGCATCGCACTTTGAATACTCACGTCTCATCGAAGACATCGCCAAGATTCAGGCGCTTGACTCTATGCGTTCATTCTACACGGATGACGCTGGTTTCGCTCTTGCAATCCAGTTGGACAACGACCTGCAGACGCAGGGCGCTCTGTTCGCCGCTGGTGATGCCGCTCCGACGACCGCTGGTACCGCCTACTCGAAAGCAGAGATTGGTGGCGACGGCGCGACGGCATGGACTCAGGCTGGCTCCGGTAACGGCTCCGCTCTGACAGATGCAGGTATTCGTAGGGCAATTCAGGCACTCGACGATAGTGACGTCCCGGCACGTGATCGTGCTCTGGTCGTTCCGCCTGTTGAGAAGCGCAAGTTGATGGGCATCGCTCGGTTTACTGAGCAAGCGTTCGTCGGCGAAGTCTCTGGCTCCAACACCATCCGCAATGGCCTCATTGGTGATGTTTACGGCGTTCCCGTATTCGTTTCCTCTAATGTCGCGGAAGTGCAAGCTAACGACTCCACGCCTTATCGCGCATGTCTCCTCTTCCAGAAGGAAGCAGTTGTTCTAGCCGAACAGTTGTCACCGCGTACTCAGACCCAGTACAAGCAAGAATTCTTGGCTGATCTGTTTACCGCTGACCAAATCTACGGCTTTGGCACGATGCGTCCGGAAGCAGGCATTGCCCTGATTGTCCCTAACTCTTAAGCTAGGAGATATATCATGGCAGTAGGAAGAAATGATCCTCGTCAATTCCGCAGCATCTTTAAGAGCGCTATCCCGTTTACGGGCACTGTCACTCTTACTGCTGCCGCAGCCGCTGAAACTAGCGATACTGTAGCAGTAGCGGGTGCAGAACAAGGCGACGTAGTTCTCTTTGGTATCGTAGAAGATACCGAGAGTGCAGTCGTCACTGCGGACGTTAATGTAGACGGGCTTGTGGAGTTTACACTTGTGAACGCCACGGGCTCAACCATCACCATCGCAGCAGGAACCGTCGTCAAAGGCGTCGTCCTCAAGTTCGATGATGAATTAGGTCTAGCAGGCGAGTAATAGCTTCGGGGGGTGTGCTAAAACACCCCCCATTCTTTTCATCGGAGTAGTTAGTGGCTAAGCGTCAATTCGCATTGATTAACAAAGTTGTTGCTGTGGGTGCTCATACCCACGTGATTGCTGACGTTACTGACTTCACTGATAACAGTACAGATTGGGACGCAGCGTTTGCGTTCGGCGACCACGCACTTGCTGGTTACGCCGTGCTTACAGCTGTCCAAGAATTCACAGCAGCTAATACATTTAGCGCTGACAACGTAGTACTTGACCTTAACGGATTCAGCTCCGCATCTATTGATTTCAGCGGGACAAACGGACCTGCTGGTATCCGCTGGCGTAATGACATAGACCCAGCTGCGCAGCTTGATCTAGTGTTGCGGACCTCACCGAGCGTACTCCGCATGGAGCGCGTAAGTGACACGGCAACGATGATAGAGTTTGACGGAACCGACCTATCAGTGGACTTTGCTGGTGCGCTCACAGCCACCTCTTACGGCGGCATTACAGAAGCGAACCTGCTCGATAAGACTGGTAACGAAACGATAACCGGGGAGTGGACACACACAGGTAACATCCTTATCTCTAGCACAGCGCCCAGATATAAGTGGGAAGAAACAGACGCGGCTGTTGACGAAAAACGGTGGGATATAGCTGCGGGGGCAAACGATTTACTATTCCGTTCTCGTACTGACGTAGATGGAGTGGGCGAGAGCTGGCTAGTAGTTTCTCGTGCAGGAACAGATGTGTTCCAAGCCGACTTCAACACAGCACTTCTGGCAGATTCTTTCGGTGGTATTTTGTCCGCTAACCTGCTCGACAAGACTGCTGCTGAGACAATCACTAACTCGTGGACTTTTAATGGTCGCATACTAAACAAGAGGAACGAAACATC